TGATCGAAGATACCAATCTGTATATAACCATCATGAGTAACACATTCACCATTGCCAATGTCAACTATGTAAAGAGTCTTCACTCATCTTATCCAAAAGTAGAGTCGGGTTCTAAAGCAATATAATAAGTTACATTAATGTTTTGGTTGGTAAACTTGGCAAGAAGTTTTTCAGAAACAATTACATCATAAGTTCCAGGAACAATCTTAAGGTTCTCTTCTTTAAAGTTGAAGACAAACTCTTTATCTGTTTCACCAACAATGATAGAGAAATCATTAGAGGTGTCATTCTTCTTATCTCTTGCAACCAGTTTGATAACTCCTGCTTCACCAACAGCAGAAATATCAGGTAGTTGATAAATTGATGATGCTTTCTTAAGTTTTTCTAGTTGTTGACTTGTAAGAATAAAACATACATCCTCTGTTGGGAGAGTGATATCTTTATCTGGTGGTGCAACAATTACAGATGGGTCAGCAAAGAAATACTTGCTACGCATCTTTCCTTCTCTAATCATCACATAACCATCATTTTTAAAATCAAGTTCTGCATCAGAATGAAGTGATAGACCATTAAGGAATTGATTAAGGTCATAGATTGCAAAATCCTTTGAGAAGTCTTCTTCAATATTAGCTTCAGCAAGGATATTCTTCATAACACTAATAGTGCGAAGTTTACTACCTTCTTTAAAAAGAATTGACTGATTGATTGAAGAGAAGTTCTTCAGAAGATTGACAGTGGTTTCAGACAGTTTCATAGTTGTAGGTTTCAGTTTCATCTCACTGTGGGTAGGTTTCACGTTTTGCATTTTTATCATTAAAATGCATTAGAAGAACAGCATAGTGCAGAATCTTCATAATGTCACGACGGGCAGTACCCTTCTTATCGTATCTTGATGCGTACTTAAGGATGTTGGATCTACAGAATGCTTCACCATCACCACAAGCTTCAATCAGATCAAGAGTTTGAATCTTATCATCACCAGCAGAATAATGCTGATCATATGTTCTAGTAATGTAATCTTGCAACTCTTTAATGATTACATCTTCACTATACTTCCTCCTACTAGTGGTTGGAGGATTAGAAGGTTCTGTTAGATCAAAAGAGATATGATCTTCACCCTCTGCACCAAAAATCATTGGAACTGGTGCAGCAGCAACAATATCACTACTAAAATTAATAGTATCTGATGATGATTCTGCTCCCATAGGATTACCTACCATACTTCCTCCATCATAATTCCAAAAGTCTTGAGAACCATTTGTTAAATCCCAATTTTTATATTCTTTGTTCCTGTCTTTATCATAATAATATTTGGAATGAGTGACAGTATCTTTAGGAATACTATCCTCATAACGTGTTTCAAAGTTTTCACTCATTTTCAATTCCTCATAAAGTAGTGACCAAGCGTTTATCATTAATTATATCAAGCAGAAGGTTCCATGTCAACCATTTCAAAATCAGCATCTACCTTATCATACAATTCCATGAATGCTTGTTTGGTTTCATCATCAAAACGATTAATACAAACTTTCATTGCTTTTTCTTTATCACCAAAGATACTATAAGCACGAATGATATGCACTAAACGCCTTGTACTGATAACATCCTCAATACCTCCATCATAAAAAGTCTTACGAATGATGTCTGCCCAATCACACAGATACTTACAGAACTCACTATCAGAGACTCCTACAGTGTCAGATACACCCTCTAGGATCTTCTGTTCAACAGAAGGTGATGGATATGCCTGTTCAAAGGTTACTGGGAACCTTTCAAGGAAGGCTTCATTGAGCACATTAGTACCAATGAATCGTCCATCATCACTCCCCTTTCCTTTAGTATTTGCGGTTGCGAATACTTGGAAACCTGTTGTGGGCGCAATGAACTTGCCAATCTTCTTGAGGAAAATCCCTTTTCCTTCAAGAATAGATTGGAGGCAAAGGATTTTGTTTGAGGCAAGGTCAATTTCATCAAGGAGCAAGATTGCTCCACGTTCAAGGGCTTCAATGACTGGGCCATTATGCCAGATGGTTTCACCATTGACAAGACGAAACCCACCAATAAGGTCATCTTCATCAGTTTCAATTGTAATATTGACACGAATTAATTCCCTTTTGAGTTGAGAACAAGCTTGTTCAATAAAGAATGTTTTACCATTACCAGAAAGACCTGTAATGAATGTAGGGTAGAATAAGTTGGACTTAATAATTTTTTTGATATCGAGAAAACTACCAAAGTTGACGAAAGTATCATCTTTTTCAGGAATAAGATTTTGTTCTACAGCAGGAAGAGCAGCAGGAGACACATATGTTTTTTCTAGTTTTTCTTTAACAGTCAAATTCCACTTACCACGACCAACTTTATAAATATCCAGTTTCTTAGTTACAGTTTGATATGTGGTGTCATTCATAGTACACCAAGCACGAACATCAGCAGCTACAATTTCAGATCCATAAAGATTGTTTAGAGAAGACAGAATGTATTCTGTGGAGAGTGCCATGTATTTTGTTTAACTGAAGTCATTATAGGGCAAAAAGAAAGGGTCTTAAGACCCTTAGTGTCACTTTGCTAACTGTCCATACTTATATCTCATGGCTTGAAGTAGATATGCCTGACCAAGAGATCTAGGACCATCCTCAAGTATTTTAATTACCTTTGGATCTTTTTCTGATTCCTTTGCAATTTCTTTCCAGTTTTCTTTCATGCTACTAGAGAGATAAATTTACCAAGGACTTTTTTATTTAGTGCCTTGGTTTTCAAATTTTTAACAAAAGCAGATTTAATCTTTGCCTTAGAAGCTCCCTCTTCAACATCAAAGTCAGCATCATTATTCAAAGCAGATGTTTGCATAGCAAAGTAGGATGTATATCCAGTATTTTTAATATCATAGAATTTGTCTTTCTTCATTTTTTTACTCATTACATCATCAATTATTTCATACCTTCTGACAAATTGATTCATCTCTCTTGATGGACAAAGACGAATACCAATAAAGTTTACATCCTTATTTTCTTGTTTCAGATTCTCAAGAAGAACTTGAGTGAACTTATAATATTCATATTGGATCTGATAGGTATATCCAGTCTTTCTGTTCCTAAGATAAGAATTCATAGCAGTAATGTGCTTAGCTCCTTGACCACCATAAAAACTTTCTCTAGCAATCATCAGACAATTAGTTTCACCATCAGTCAGGACAAAACAATGAGTTTTCTGTACTCCATGCATTTTGTTGAAGGCAGGGATAATTTTATGAAGTGACAGAATTGCTTCATTAAGAGGAGTGCCAGAAAGACTAAACTCTGCTGGATAATTATATGGTACATAATTTCTAAAACCAAACACCATTCTGAATATGGATTGCATCTGCTTTTCCAAATCCTTCCTTTTCATATTACTAGAAAGAAGATTCATCATTTTGAATGATCCATCAATAATAAACTTACCCTCTTCCCAGATATGTTCAATCTCTTCCCCCTCTCCCCTCATATATGAATTTGTGAAAGCATAGACATCAAAGGGGATATTACATTTATTGCAGAACCAGATTAGATTGTAGAGTTGTTTAATTGTATCAATGATTGAATTTGCCATTGAACCCGACCAATCAAGAACAAAAATAAGTCCATGATTCTTACCATCAGCAAGAGTAGTTACTTTCTTAAATAAATCTTCATTGTATTTGTAAGTATGAAGTTTGGAGCAATCAAGAACACCAGTCCTTGAAGTAGCAGAACGTGCATAAGCATCAGCAGATTTCTTACATTCAAACTCTTTTACAAGATAATTGATTTCACGTGAAGCAGATTTTCTGAATTTATTATATTCACTGTCAGCATATTTAAAACATTCTTCAATAGAATTTGCATAAAGATCTTCTGACCATTCAAACTTTTTTTGAATCTCATCAAAAGGGATAACAATTTTATTAATATCAATTTCAGGAATCTCATAATATCCAGTGTCATCATCACTCACATTACCATTGAGATCTTCAATACCTTCCTCAAAGGCACTATCAGTTTCAACCTCTGGTTCTTTATCATCTTGTTTAGTATTTTCTGCAGTTTCAGAATCATTAGAAGATTGTTCATCAATATCATCAGATGCTTCATTTTCAGACTCACGCTTTCCTGCTTCCTCAAGCATTTCTTCATGAGTCATTATTTCACCACCAGGTTGTCCATCTTGAGAAGGTGGAGTCACTATAGGTTGTGATTCAGTCTTTGGTTTCTTACAATATGCATACAATTGCTTTGCTGCTTCAACAGCATCCTCAAATGTTTCAGCATCTCCAATTAGTTTTATAATCCTACTCTCTTCAAAATTATGAAATGATACATCAATAAACTGACCAATTTTGAAATGAAGGTTTGCACGATCTGCCAGGTTCATATTATCAACATCTTCACCATCAATACAAAAGAAATCTTGTCCTGCTAATTCTTCATACCCACAGTAAAAAGATTTTTTAATTCCTGCATACTTACGTTTCATAAGTTTCTCAATACGTGCATCCTCAGTCACATTTACAAACTGCTGAGGAACCTTACGCTCAAAAGACCAATCATTAGGTGTGAAGAGAGCATGTCCCACTTCATGACCCACCAGCATGTCATAAACACTGTTAGAAGCACGTTTCCACATAGGAAGGGTCAATACCCTATGTTCCACATTAAACTGTGCTGTGGCAACATTCTTATGCTCAACCACCAGGTCCTCAGTAGCAAGCAATTTTGCCAACTGGGACTTGATTTCATAGTTGATTGCCATAAGTCTCTTGCTGATATCTTTATTATACACAGGTCAACAGGTTTTAAAACCCATTGCAACCACTTACTAAACTGTCACACGCACCAACCCCCCACACTATTTAAGGTGCAGGGGGCTTTGGTTTTGTTCTCCTTATGTTTTGTGATTTGAAGTTATTCTTCAGTTAGGATGTGTCTGCAAAACCTCCTTGCTGTTTGATCTATGATACCGCATTCTGAAATGCATTGAAAATAATCAGACACTTGATCATATTTTTCATTTGATGAGTTTTTTTCATCCCATCTCCAAGATGCTAATTCATTTCTAGATACCAGGTTGTGCATAATTTTACCTCTCTCACTCTACTATTTAGTCAGCGTATGCTAACTTAATGAAGTTGTTGTCACATTTAACTTTTTCTTCAAAAATTGTAATGCTTCTTTACGTTGTCTAATTGCTTGAGGTTTTAGATGAACTTTCTGTTGTTTTTTGGAATGATGCTGCCAATTTGGAACCTTCATGGTTCTATCCTAGAGAAATTACCTTGTTTTTCAAATTTTATTACATTATCAAACTTATCTTCAAGTCCATCCTTATGAGAGATTACAAAAACATTAGCATCTTTAATAACAAATTTTATAATCTTAAGAAACTCTTCTGTTCCAAATCCATCTAGAGAACTATCAAATACTTCGTCCATAATCAATAGATTAGTATTAACAGAGTTCTTCATTCTTGCCACCTCTCTCCAGGTAAACAGGAGTGCCAAATCAATTCTCATCTTCTCTCCCTCAGAAAAAGAAGAGTAAGTAAAATCTTCATGGATGGGAGTTTCAATTGTCTCTGTAAATTCTTCATCAAGTTTTAAGTTGATATAAAAATCCATCATCTGCAAGTACTTGTTAACCTGTTGATTAATAACAGGAAGATACCTTTTAATGATTTGGGTTTTTACTCCACCATCTCTCAATAAATTATAAGTAAAATCAAGATAGGTTACATTTTCTTTTTTATCTGAAATACTTTCAAATGTATCTTGAAGACTACTCCTAAAATTCTCTAACTTTTCATGTTCAATATTTCTGTTTTCAACTTGATTGGTAACAGTTTGAATTTCATGTTTAAGTCTTTTGATTTGTTTTTGACAACCATTGACTTGAGAATTGTTCTGAGTAATGCCATTAAGTAATTTACTTAAATCTCCTGATAATTGTTTGAATTGAGATTCTCTCTCTTCTTCATTTTTAATTGCTTGAAGAAGTTCTTGATACCCTTCCTGCAATTTTTCTGCTTTAGATTGAGAATCACTAATTCTATTTACTCTAAATGTTTCTTCTATGTTTTGATCACATGTAGGACAAACTTTATTTTCTGTAAAAAATTTATGTTCCTTTACAATACCAGAAATTTTTTGAGATAGTTTACCTTTTATATTACCATAATCCTTAAGTTTAGAAGTTGCTCCTTCAAAATTCTGAAGAGATAATTGAGTTGCTTTAACTTCTTCATCAAGATACTCAGTCTTCTTCATATAACCTGACATCTCATCTATCAGATTATTAATTACATCATTTTTTTTATTTACATCATCTTTACTTTGATTTTCAATCTGTTGGATAAAGTTTTTTTGCATGTCAACTTTATCTTTTAAACTTTCTTTCTTCAACTCAAGTGTTCTTAGTTCATCTTTGACCAGACGCATTCTTGTTTTAACAATCTCATTCATAGAAGAAAAGATTTTGATATCCAATAAATCTTCTACAACCTCTCTCCTACTATTAGTTGGTAGTTGCATGAATGGGACAAAAGAACTACTACCCAAAATTACAATCTGAGTAAATGACTTATAGTTCATTTTAAGAACATTTTGTTCTAACCATTTTTGTTGATCTATAGCAGAAGAACTTTGATCTAATTCTTCACCATCCCTATAGATTTTAAAAATATTTGGTTTGATTCCCCTTTCTACTTTCCAATCTACATTGTTAACACTAAATTCAATATCTACAAAACAATTTTTTTCATTTGTAGTATTAATAAGTTGCGCTTTATTAATCTTCCTAAATGACTTTCCATATAAAGAAAAAGTAAGCGCATCAAGAATAGTTGATTTACCTGCTCCATTTGATCCAATAATTAAAGATGTATTATAATTATCAAAACAAACGCTAGTTGGATGATTCCCAGTTGAAAGGAAGTTCTTCCATGAAATTGATTTAAACAGTATCATCAGGTTTATCTGGGGGAATCACAATATCATTTTTAGATATAATAGTATATCTGTGTCCATGTGTCTCACATGTATGGACCATTAGTTCATCGTCTATTTCTATCACATGCATAAGAGGATAGTCAAGTTCTTCTAGCTGCATGGAATATCTCATTGCATCATCTTCTTCTTCAAAGATATAAAGGACTTGTTCTCCTTCATCATCTACTACAGAATATGCACCATCTTTTTCTTTTCCTGCAACTGTAATAATAAACATTATGTTATCTCACATGCTTCCTCATAAACTTCTTTAATCAAAGATTGAACTATTGATTTATCAAGAGAAAACTCTACCTCCTCAATATATCTATTCAAGATAGAGAAGGTGTCTTCTGTTTCTACATCAGCATCTCTAGTCAAGTATCCATTATTGAAATCATAATTTTCTACAATCTTTAAGTCTGATACTTTAGCATCATAAAGTTTATCAATAAATTTTTCAAATGATGAGATATTAGTCTTAGATTTTACAATAACTTTTACAATTTTATTACAATATTGAGTAGCATCAAAAGTTTGATATGGTGTGTCTTCGTAGTAGATATTATGAAAGAGTTTGTATGGGTTATTTACATAATCAAAACCAAAGTCATCAGTATCTAAAATAACAAATCCTCTATCATCATTCACATCATTCCAAAACATCTCATATGGATTTCCTATGTAGAAGATTTTTCCATCATCTGATCTTGTATGGTAATGACCCGAAAATACCCTCTGGAACTTCTGATATAGTTTGCTTTCCATACCATGATCCATGACGAGTCCTTTATGAGCTCTAAATCCATTGAGTTCAAGGTGCCCCATCGCACACTTGCAAGTTGAATTTTCAATGCATTTGAAAGTGCTTTCTTTATTTTCTTCATTGATCCAAGGGATGAATAATATAGGTTGATTATCAATTACTACTTCTGCTGGTTCTGAGTAAGTAATGACATTATCATACTCATTCAAAAGAAGATCTACTGAATTGATATGATTGGTATTTTTATAATAAGCATCATGGTTTCCTACCATCAGATGCATGGTTATATTTCTTTCTTTGAGTGGTTCAAAAACAACTCTCTTTGCCCATTCTAATGCTTTAAATTCTATACCCTTCCTACTATCAAAAGCATCACCCATGTGGATTACAGTGGTGATCTTCTCTCTGTCTAAAGTTGGAAAGAAAACATTATCATAAAATTTCTCAAAATAGTCATGAAAAAGTTTAGATCCTTTTCTTGCACCATAGTGAGTATCAGTAATAACTGCTACACGCATTAGTTTCTAAGTTTGGAATGTACATTATCCTTGATACTATTGTATTCTGAATAATTGCTTGCGTCAAGGTCGTTGGAGTCAAAGACTTCATCAAAATTGGTCTTCTCTAAAATCTTATTTTTTATTTCCAGTTGCTTCTTCTCTTGTTGAATTCTTCTTAAGAATGCATAGTAGATAATTTGAGTGAAGTATGCAAATGGATTTTTAGATTTCTCTGGATTAAAATTGTGGATATACCTTACACAGTTTTCAATACCATCACAAATCATATCATCCTTGAACATGTAGTTCACGAAGTTTGGTTTATATGACAAATGATTAGCAATCTTTAAAAAACACTCTCCAATATATCTTGGAATTCTTGGTTTTGGTTGTTCTCTTTCTTTTGCCCTTGCAACATCAATTGCATACTGTTCCAAAGCAGCTAAAAAATCTTTATTGTTTACATAGTGTTCTGATTTTTTAGGTCTTGGCATAGTTGTATATGAGAAGGGCATAATAAACATTTATCTACTGAGAATATTATAACAGTAAATCATAACGTTGACAACATTATGAATTAACAGTAGACTGGGTTTGTTGCTTTTGAAGATTAGTTCTAGCTAGACTTATATAGTTTCTCTAAAACCTCTTTTGCATCTTGGACTGTAGATAGATATCCCATCTTTCTATCTAGTTGCGCATGATTACCTTTATTCATTTTTCTAATATAATCTTGATAGTAGAGAATCATTTCTATGTCCTCTGATTCAGACATAGTTAAAACATCATCTATGTTTACGATAAACATATCTTCTTTGGTTGATTTTAACCAAGGTTCAAACTTATGCCCTATTACTGTTCCTCTAACTTTTATTTCTTCAACCATGATAGGGTTGGATACTAATAACATAGTCCTATCATCATCTTCTTCTGCTGCTATTTTGGCAAATATTTCATCACCACTTTTAAATTTGATAGTACAATAAAAATCATCTTCTATCATACGTCCTCCTAATCTTTAATGTTTATTGATATAATGTCATAATTGAATTGCTCTTGAACATAAATTTTCACTCTTTCAATAAAATGATTTAGTGTATAATTTTTTCTTGACCCTAAAGTCAGATCATCAGCAATATCATAAAGTTTTGCTTTAACTTTGTTTTTGCCTTTTCTTAGGACTCTACCAATGCTTTGTAAGTTACGAATGCGTGATTTTGATGGAGAGGCAAAAATAACATTGTGTAGATTTTTTATATTAATTCCTGTACTAAAAGTACCATAAGAGGCAACAATGATCGCATTATCCTGCTGCTCTGTAATTTCTCTTACTTTTTCTCTTTCTTCAGCACTTACACCACCATGAACGAAGAATACCTTTCTTCCTTCTATGACTTTTTTATTTATCATCTCATAAAGTATGGCACCGTGTGCTTCTACTCTACTGTATAAAATCAATGTATTACCTTTTAAATCTGTAGATAAATTTGTGATAAATTTATTTCTTTTTTCATGTCCAATAAGATATTGTATCTCATCTTCGTAGGTATCAAATTTTTTTGGTTTATACTTTAATACAAGACACTGAATATCTAATGTGGCAAGGTGACCTTGATCTATAAGTTTTTTAGTTTGAGTAACTTTGTATGAAGGTCCAAACAGTCCCTCTAACACCCATTTATGGGTCTGTGTGCCATCTAAAGTTCCTGTGAAACCATATCTATACTTTGCATGATGCAACTTGTCCATAATGCCAACAAGAGACTTACTTTTAAAAAGGTGAGCCTCATCACCAATGACCACATCATATGCTTCAAAAAACTTTCTATCTAATTGATATACAGATTGCCATGTTGTAATAGTAACTTCGTTAGTATTAACCCTTTCACGTCCAGCATAGATTCTATGGCAGTGATTTTCAGCATCCCATCCATAGTCTTGGAAGTCCTTAAACATCTGCTCTACAAGGGATGTAGTAGGGACTACAAGTAGAATTTTTTTACCAGCATTTACATGAAATCTTACAATAGTATAAATCATAAATGATTTACCAGATGCTGTTGGTGAGATCAATAACTTTCTGTTATATTTCAAAGCATCATGAACAGCATCAATCTGATAGTCTCTTGGTTTTAGTGGTGTGATTGCTTTCATAAAGTCCTTTACACCCTCCTCTGAAATCATATTATTGACTTCAAAAGGAGGACCATAGAACTTGTTATCTTCAAATTTATATGTGTATCCTGCCTGCTCACAAAACGCTACAATTTTATCAAGAAGACCAACATAGATCCTCTTAGTTTTCATATTAAACAAGTGAACATATCCATCCCAGTATTTGCTTCTATACTGAGGCATGAATTTTTTGTTAGGCACTTCAAAAGTAAATCTATCTCTTAACTCATATTCAATATGAGGTTCAGTTTTTATATGTAGATATACTTCATTTATTTTTTGTACAATCAAATCTGCCATGATGAAGTTTCACCTAACAGTATTTATTATTTGCTTTGAAATGTATTTTCAAGTATTATTTTTGTTAACCAATCTCTAGAATTCCAAAGCAATTCTTGTTCTTCTTGTGGTCTGGCAGGAGAACCTGGCCATTTTTGAATTGCCTCAGTCACTGCGTAGTGCAGAACTCTAACATCATCTATTCCAAGAGTTACATTATAAAAAGGTAAATCTTCTTCCTGGTTCATTAACCTAATCCTGAGGTGAAACGCATGAACTCAATTGAATTCTTTATTTGATAAGTTCTATTAGTTATCTGTTTTAAAATCTCTTCAAGATAACTCAACATAGTTTCATAATAATCAATTTTTAATGAAACACCTGAGAGTTTTTCATCTGCATCCAAATATTTTTGCATAGTTTCTTTATCCCTAATTTTTTTAGGAAATGGATTTTCTATGTAAACATTTGGATCTGATTTTCCACTAAAATATTCATATCTTTCATGTCTGATATTCTTTCTTTGTTGCTCTGCTTTTTTTCTTAGTAGATATATGTTATTATATATTTCATAGTATTTTGAATGTAAGATTGGAATGTTGAGAGATTCTGTATGTAAATTATCAGGATCTATTTTTGCATCTCTTTCCCACATTTTTTGGATAGTATCCAAATCAATCATTTAAATCCAGTTCCTTTTTTTATAGTATAGTTTAAATATTTAAAAGATACCTCTGCAGTGAAGTATTCCATATCTGCTATTGTAGCATCAAATTGAATTGTACTCAAGGAATAAGGGAATAATTCTTGAAATATAATTCTAAAATTGGGATTTGATAAAGAATCAAAAACTGTAAGTGTGCCATCAGAGTATATGTTCATCCCAACAGAATCTTTTACAGTTCCAAGATCATCTTTTTGTAAATCATAAATCTCCTCTAAACTTTCAGGAAAACCAAGACCTCTTATCCAATTCTGTATTTCAATATAATTTTGAAGATCTTCATCAACTAAAAATCTAAGTGTAAGATCTTCAAAATCTATAACTTCTCCTGGAAGATCAATATCTTTTAAACCTGCTGTTGTTTGAACTATAGTTCTAAGTTGCATTCCTGGAATGTTAACTGCATTTCCAAAAAATGATACTTTAGGTGCTCTTGCAACCTGAAATCTAAAACCTTGTGGTTGAAGAAAATTTCTATTTTGTAATTGATTTTTTCCAACAGTAGCAATAGTGCTTCTTGCTGCCTGTCTTGTTCTTACATCTTTTGATGTAGAGTAAGTCATAATGTTTTATGATTATTTATGAAAAGCATAAAAAAAGACCCCCTTGATGGGGGTCTGAATGGGCATGTGGGACATCCTGCCCCACAACAACCTTGATCACATGAGGTTCTTAACAAGAACTCTTCTGTAATAGCGGTTAGAGTTAACTCTAAGTCTTCCAAGACCAGAAGTTGTTCCTTCAGCGAATGGGTTAGCAACCAGACCATATCTGGTCTTGAAGCCAATCTTGGGCTGGAAGGTGTTCTCTCCAACTGCACGAACCATCTGAAGAGGAACGTATGGGCAGTAGAATAGACCTGCATCATAAGGGGAAGAACCCTTATAACCAACAACATAGTACTGATTTCCAGAGTTAGCAGACTGGTTGTTAGAAGCAAGGTTTGCTGAATAGGGGTCAATGTAAACTCTGAACTTACCATTGATTGTTCCAGCAAATGTATTGCCAGTGTCATCAACATTCAGGTTTGCATTCAGGGCTGGAGTATAATCCAGGATTCCTGCCATAGTCAGTGCAGATGCTACGTCAGCAGAGCACATGACAATGTTACCCTTTCCACGTCTTGTTCTTTGAGCGATTGCATTAGCATCTCTCTCAATTTGGAACAGAAGTCCTTTGAACTTCTCAACAGACCATCTGCCATTTGAGTCAACATCAAGGTCAAATTGACCACGAATTGCAGTGTTAGAAACAGCACCTTGTTCAGCAGACTTGTAGATAGTTCTGATGACTTCTCTGTTGATTTCAGCAAGGATCTCAGTAGAGAGGATGTTAGCAAGTTCTGCTTCAGCATTCAGACCATGAATGGCCTTGAGGTCTTGAGCCAGTTCCAGCGAGTATTCTGCCTTCAGAGCTCTGCTCTTAGCAGTAACAGTAACTTTCTCAATTGAGAAAGCCATCTCATTGAACTGATTACCTGTACCATTGCCCAGGTTCTCAGAATCACCTGTGACCATACCTTCGCCAACATTGTATCCAGTAGATACAGCAGTGCCAACAGGGTTAAGTGCAGAGGGGTTTGATCCTGCTTGTACAGTAGTACCTAGACCAGCATTAGCATCAGCAAATCCAGCAGTCAGATTGAATCCATCATCCTGACCAGAGAATGCTGTGTTAGCTTCATCATAGAATGCTTCATCACCAGACTGATTTTCATATCTGGAGCGCATTGCAAAGATCAGTCCAGTAGGACCAGACATTGGTTGTACACCAGCAAGGTCATATGCGACCAAGTTGGGCATTGCGCGTCTGATCAATGAGATCAGAACTGGGTCGAAACCAGCAACAGGCCCAGATGGGTCTGCACTAGCACCAAAAGCACCTGAAGCACCAGCAGCATTGCCAGCCATTGTAGGTGTTTCCATCAGGTTAATACCCTGAGAGAAAGCAGCTTCTTCTTTTAAAAACTTTTCTTGATTTTCCAGCAGGACAGCAGTAACTGCTCTTCTGTGACCATCCTTGATTCCATCTAGACCTTCATAGTCGAGAAGGGGAGCCCACTTTTCCTGCAGATGTTCAGATTGGAACATTTGCGTTTACCTTAGTGATTGTTTGTTTGAATTAATATTAAATTCAGTTTTGCTTGAAAGCACCCAGTGATCTGAGATATACATCCATAGATCCTGAAACAGGATTGTTGGTGCTATCTACACCCTCAGAGAGAGTTTGTGATGATTGGGTCTTTGCAGCAGGAGCTGTTCTGGAGAAGTATGACTCCTTCAGAGTTTCCAGCTTTTCACGATATTCTTCTTCACTTTCAAACTCCACACTTTCTGCAAGTGAGGCGAGCTTCTCCTTCTGTGTCTCAGCAAGACCAGAGGAAACTTGATCAAGAATACCTTGTGCAGATGACTCAGCAAGTCTTCTGTTCAGACCAATATTCTTATCAATTTGCTCATTGAGCTTGGTTTCCATGTCATCAAGTTTTTCTACCATGCTTTCCAGCACATCATATTTGTCTTCAGGGATTGTTACATAATGTTCTTCAAAAAGATCCTTCATGCCTGAGAGGAAACTCTCAGTCATTTCAGATTTAATACCATGTTCTACAGCCAGTTCATTCTCAGACATCCACTCTTCGCAGACATACTCAAGATATGAATCAACTCTTTCAACTAAAGTAGTTTTAAGTTCTTCTTTAGTTTCATCAAGTTGTGACTGATATTGTGTTTCCAGGGTTTCCTGGATATCTTTTACTTTAGAATTTAGAGCAGCTTCAAAGACAACCTTTGCTTTTTCTCTAAACTCTTCGGAGAGTTCTTCACCACCCAAGAGTGCATTGACATCTTCATCCATGTCATATGCTTCCTCAGTTGTTTCAGATACAACTTCCTGATCTTCAGCAACTTCTTCCTCAGAAACAACTTCATCCGTAGATTCAGTTTCTTCCTTAGACATTTTTTGCATTGAATCAGCAGGTTTAGCACCTTTATTAACAACGTCTTTTACGGTCTTAATCTTAGGTTCTCTGAGCTTAGCAGAGTCATCATCTGTTTTGTAATTTTCTGGTGTTGGACCGCCAAGATCTTCATAAGATCCTGCTAATGAAGTATCCATTGAATCACCAGCCTTAGCACCAGAATTGACCGCAGTCTTGGATTGCTTAGTGCCTACTTCCATTTCTTGTAAATCTCCACGAGACATTTGAACTCTCCGATTACCTGTCTTAAACTATATTTATTTATAAATTAAAACCTTTGATGTCAAAGGTTATTGAGAAAATTATTGAATACACTCAATTTCTTCTCATCAAGTTGCTTTTGATCAACTAAAGTATTGATCTCAGCGTATGTTTTGGCAGCAAGTTTTTCTCTTAAAATTCCACCATCCCACACCCATTCTTTGCCTTCCATAATGCCTTCAACAAAGGCATCTGGAGCAGAGGGGTCAGCAACAATATCAGCAGCAGTTGCTAGCATGAAATCATCACCAACAATACTTACACCTTCTCTAGTTGCTTTAAGTGAACCAATACCTCTAGAGGAAACACCCAGTTTTACACCTTCATCAATCAAATTTTGGGCAATTTTCCCCATTGGTGTATTTAAAATTTTTGCTTTACCAATAAAATTTGTTCCACTTTCTCTCAATGAAACAATTTTGTGTGATACTCTATCAAGATTAACAGTAGGTCCTTCTGGGTGTCCCAGTTCACCTAATGCTCTACCAGCCTTTACATGATTCTCATTGTATCTTTGAACTTCCTTTCTAAGGACATTCATAGGATACATTCTACCATTTCTGTTTTGAAGATCACCTTGTAAAAAGATGCCTTCAATAAACATTGACTTTTTGCCACCTACACTTTCTACAAGAAAGTCAACTGATTCGATTTCTTCTCTGATTAGTTTCATTTTTCCTCAGGAAACTTGTACTTGTTGAATGAATGCTGTTCCAGTGCCAGCGTTAGTTTTTAAAGATATTTTAATTGATCTTCTCAATTCAGCATATGGTGCATTTACTGCAGTGACAATGCCACTTGAATCATGATCAACTACTACCCTTGTTGCAAAAAATCCACCAATGCCTGCAGTTTGATTAATACTGCTTAAAATTTTATGTTCAAAATCATAATATGATTGTCCATCCACAGTAAGGGAAACAGCGTTTCCTTCTCCAAAAGGACAACCTGTTCCTTCAGGAAAATCAAGAATAGTTGTTGTGCCTGTTGTAATACCAATAACTGCTTGTGAAGCAACTGGACCAAGACTAATTTTTTCATCACCACCCTCAGCAGGAACATATATGTCAGTTGCAACTGCAACTGGAAGAGTTCCTATTGCAACATGAACACCTGCTCCCTCTGCAACAACCCTGAGAGTATCAGTTTGTTGTTTAAATGCAGCAGAAGCAGCTGCTGTACCACTTGTTGATATGACTTGTCCAGAACCAACTGGTTTTAATGCGCTCGCCATTTCTTTGAATTACAATAGACCTGTATTATGTATTTAGTTTTCTTCTTCATCAGAAGAAATTTCAACCTCTGGTTCAACTGATTGTTGTTCTTCAGGTTGATCACCATCAAAGATTGAATTCATAATATTTGGTCTTGCATCAGTTACTTTATCAGCAGTCTTTGCAAACAAAATATCTTTAATTTTATCGCTGATTTGATTTGGTGATTCATCTTTCACCAACAAATCCATTAATTCATCCATTTTGTATAAGATATAATATGTTTATTTATATTTCCCCACCTGTGGGTGTTTCAAATTTCTTTTCTTCTACCTCTGGAGCTTGGGGTGTAGCACCCATTAAACCACCAGATGTATCACCAGGTTGAGGTGGAATTGGTTGACCAGTCATTGGATCAATTGCCATTTGACTTGGATCAGGAATAATACCATCCTTAATTTCTTTTTCAATCAATGCATCCTGTTCAATAATTTCTTGATCAGTTTGGCGTAAAATTTTACGTCTTACATAATCATTAGAGTAAAACTTACCAACATAAGGTTCTGCCAAAGTTGCTAGATTAATTCTTTCAGTAGTAAGTTCTGCCTCTTTGAGTTCAGCAAAGTGATTGTCATAGAGAAAATCATACTGAATATGATCAGACATTAACTCCCAATCTTCAGGAGTTACAACATTTTTTAGAATAAGTTGTGTCTTTAAAAGATCCTGGAACATGTGGGAGAATCTTTTTCTCATTCTTCCAACAAACTTGGAGAATTTGATTTCATCTCTTAGAATTTCAGATGATCTTCCTAGTGAGAAACCACCCTCTCCTTGAATTCTAGTTTCAGGTACATTGAGTGCTCTATATAACTTCTTTTGAAAGTAATTGATATCAGTAATCTCACCAAGATTTTGTCCACCTGGAAGTGTAGTGATCTCAGTCCCTCTACCACCTTCACGTCTAGGAAGCCAGAAGTCTTCCATCATGGACATATGTTTTTTATCATCACGAATTTCACCTGTGTTTGCATCATAGACAAGTTTATTTCTGTAACGAGTCATTACATCACGCAGATATTGCTCTGCTTTTACCTTAGGAAGATTGCCAACATCAATGTAAAAAATTCTACGTTCTGGTGCTCTTGAAAGTCTGTAGATGACAAGAGAATCCTCAATCATCATGAGTTGATTGAGTGGTTTGATTGATTTATGTAACCAAGAAAGAGTTAATCCCTTGTTTCTATCAACTAATCCAGAGGTACAATAACAAACAGAATCTTTTGTTAATTTAACACCATTGCTTGATACTTGTGTTCCATATCCAGTTTTTTTCTGTCCCTCAGTATAAACAAAATACTCTTCAATTTCTGGAAAATCATATTGATTTGGTTGTTCTTGTTTTATAAAAGCACCATCACCTTTCTTTCTTACAATTTGACGAATAAAACGCATCTTAGATGCATCAATATATCTTAGTTCTTTAATTCCTTCTGTAGGATTTTTTTGGTCAATTACTTTATTATAATATAATCTACCATCAATATACCAATTTCTGAAAATTTCATGTGCTTTAGTATCAAAATCTAGAAGATCTAAAATAAATCTAAACTCTTCTCTAATTTTTTTCTTTATACCATCACTTGCATTAAGGTTTGAAAGTTCAATTTCTACAGGTGAATCATTAGTATCTGCTACAATTGCTTCATTAACTATGTCTTCAATTGCACTATCACATTCAGGATATAGTGACATTGATCTATATCTTCTAATAAGATCATTTTCATTCTTGTAAATACCTTCAATATCTACATAAGAACCAAAAAAACCAGAACTAACATAATTCTCAGATCCATCCTGATTGTTAGGAGGAACTGGAGATATTAGTCCTGGTGGTTGCTTCTCGTTATCATCAATTGAGAAACCAAATAATCTGGCCATTATATTAAAAACTAGACTTATGTCTAGTTATTTATTCATTTTATACTATCTCCTTATCCTTACCATCCTTAGAATCAGATCTTCCATCTTCACCTATACCAATTTTAAATTCTTGTACCTGTAAAGTTACAGAGAATTCTTCAATAGTATCAGATGAATCATAACTTAAATCAATAGAAGATACTTCAGTTGGGAAGACATCTAGGAACTTGTAAGATCTTAGAATTGATTGATTTAAATTACCTTCAGGATGAGTTACTGCATTTTTAGCAGCTCCTCTTCCTAACTGATAAACATAAGCATCAGTCATATACGAAGTAGGATTTGTAACTCCAGTAGCATGACTCAAATCACTAATTGTATTCATCCAAGCTTCAAAAGAAGACCTCATTCTAAAGTTTTCATCATTAATGATAGTAATAGTCCAAGGTTCAAAAGTTCTGTCTCCAGCAACTTTTAAAATTCTACCCCTAAAAGGAACAGGAACTTCAGCAACTGTTGAAGCAGGAAGTTGTGCAGCTTTACAAAGGAACCTAAGTTCATTATTTCTGCTGACATTCCAATTAGCTTGACTTGATTCAGTAACTGCAGTTGGAAATGTGGGGATTGATACCTCAAATAGATTAGGGCGAGCACCACCGCCCTTTAATCTAGTTTTAAAACCTTGAAGGTTTTTGGTGGTTAAACTGTTTGCCATTGTTGATTACCTCTTGATTATTTTATAATATTTAAATTACCCAATCACTTCATTGAACTCTATACCACTTCTTGTGGCAACAAATGTCAATGTGACATAATTGATAGATCTAGCTGGTTGGATAAAGATGTCAGCCCTAAACTCATTGTTGTCAATGACTGCTGGGGTGTTATTTGTTTCATCACAGATAACTTTAAAATCTTCAATACCTCTTTGGGATTGAATATCTCTCAAGTATGGTTCAACAATATTAAAGAAGTTTGCTCTTGTTTCATCATCATTAAGTTCAAAAAGTTGACTATTAGAAGCAGATTCAAGTGCTCTTTCAACAGTTAAGAAGAGTTTTCTTACATTAATCCTATCAAAGGCAGACTTATAAGAAAGTGCTGTCTTATCACCAAAAAGCATTGCGCCAGAGGCTTGCTGATTGATAACAGGATTAATTCTTGCACTGTAGAGTTGATCTCTTTGTGATTTAGTTGGATTATATGCAAGTTTAATTGAATTGTTAACTACACCTCTTTGAGCACCTGCAGGTGAGAACCAAGGGAAGTTTTCAAGTCCATTTCTTGCCATAATACCAGCAATATCACCATTCAAAGGAATATACCTAAATTCATTATTAAATCTATCATAAACATATTTGTAACCACTATCAAGAACTGCATAAGAAGAAGAATTAATTTTTGAATAATAATTCAATACATTAGCAGTTTGAGTTGTAGTGTTGTTTACATTAACAACATTAGCTCTATGTGGAGAAATAACAGCCATACAGTCCTTTCTTCCTTCAGCAAGAGCAATCAAAAGATTTGCCTTTGCTTGAGTTTCTAGTTCAGATGATTGTGATGCTCCCATGAGTAAGTAGTCAACTCTTACTTCGTCACTATTTTCAAAAAGATTATATCCAGTAAGAATGTCACCAAGAGATCCACTCATTCCACCATTTGCACCATAATCAGCACCACCTTTTAATGTGTAACTTACATTACCTAATGCATTAAATTGAACTCCCTGAGCATTGAGACCCCAAGCACCAGCACCTAAAGTTACTTTTACATATCCAGATGAGAATCCACTTGCTTGTGGTTCTTTGTTGTTTACTGCATCAAAAGTTGTTCCACCATTAGCACCTACAAAAATGTATTGAGAATTATTTGCAAGATAACTCTTATAATAATTTTTAACTGGTGAATCACCATCAGCTAAAGAATCAAGTGCTTTAGATAAGAAAAGATTTGTTTCAAGAATATTACCTTGAATACCTGTTACAGTTCCTGTATCATCAACAACTGCTACGTGCAGTGCATCATTTCTTGAACTTCTATTATTTGCATATTGGTTAGTAACTGGTTTAGGTGCCAGATTCTTCCAAAAAACAGTTGAGTTTGTAAGACCTAGGGTCTGTTGGTCATACCAATCAACAGATGTTGCAGCAGTTAAATTAGTTCCAGTGTTAATACCAGTATTGTTTACAAATCTTACAACACTAGATGCAGGAATTGATGCTCCTTCATTTCCTCTTTCATAATTAATATTATATACTGTTCCAGTGTCTGTTGCAGCAGATGATACTCTTGATACAATTCTAATATCAACTGTACTGTTACCAGCAGCAGCACTAGACTGTGTACTGACACCTGTCACAATTCCTTTCAACATTCCAGTAAATGTTGATGTAGTTCCAACACCTGGAACAGTTGCATTGGTTATTTGAACTGTAACACCATATCCAACTTTAATGTCTTGTGCCCCACCAGATAAGGCAATTGTTGCAATTCCAACAGTTTGGTCAGCAGCATTATCAATAAAACAAACTTTTAGATTAGTTGCAAGTTCTCCAGGTGTTCTGGATGCATAGAACCAATCAGTTGCTGTTGAATAATTATTTTCATAATCATCATAATTTTTAATTTTTACTATGGTTGAAGCAATAGAAACTCCAGCATTAGCATTATTGAGGTTTGATCCATCAATTCTTACAACACTTAATGCCCCACCATATGTTAAAAACTCTGATGCTGTCATCCAGGATTCATAATGATTATCTGATGCTTGGGGTTTACCAAACACATCAATAAGTTGTCCTTGACTTGAAACTAAAGTTGCTTCTTCAACAGGTCCAGTTTTAAATGGAGCTGCAATCGCACCAATATTATCTGTTACATTATCAGCTCTTCCAACAGTAAGGTCAACTTCTCTGACCAGAACCCCTGGAGACAATTGCGGAGTTGCCATGTTTTTCTCCTAATCCTCAGATTAACTAAAAATATTTATTGTTTCTAGTGTTTTCAGTGGGGAAACTATGCATGAACATTACCAATCTGGGTATTGCCAATCTGTATGTGGTTTATTTTTTCTACTGTCAATAATTCTTTTTATGGTGCATTCTTTACACTCATAAGAATATGATGAAAGTGATGGACCTCTGTCTCTTCTTGTTCTGTAAAATGATTCTATTAAATTTTTTTCTTCTCCACAAGATCTACATTTTCTTAAATCTAATAAAAGATGACCAAGTTTTATCTGTTCATCAAAGTCCACTGTTATTTTTCCTATATTGCTCTCTTTCTTCAATAGAAAATACACCAAGTTTTTCCCATTGCTTACTAACCATATCTACTTGAGGTGGTACTGAATATGGAGGTGCTGGTTGTGCTTGCCATTTATCAATTGCCTCCTGTGTAGGTACAACAATTATAAAAGGAGTATTGTCTTTAATAAATTCCTCGTTCATCTTTTCATATGTTTCAGGTGTTATTTTCATTAGTGAATTTCTCCTTTAGCAATCTTTTCACGACGTTCTAGTTTCCATAATATGTAATCCATTGTTGGAATACACATAGGATTCCAACCTACAAATGTTGTTGATTCCTTACTTGGAATCTTCCAACAGAGAGCATCATCATTGTCAAGATCTAATGATTTAAGATACTCATCCTCACCATACATAACAACTGCTCTCTCTGCAGTATTCAAACTCTTGAAGCAATCAAAAGCATTTTTTCTAATCTCATCAGGGACGTGATGTTTCATTCAAATACCGCTGTGACACCCATAACAGTTGCACCAGGATTTCTTGCCAAAGCAGTTCTCCTAGCATCCTTATAGTCTCTAGCAACTACAACCTCTTTAAAGACTGTGCCTGCTTTGTATAATTCAACTTTACACTTCATTATCTATAATCCCACATATGTGACATGTCGCCATATTCATCAGTATACCATCTGTCTCCATCATTATCAACAAATGTTGCTTCATCTAAACCATCATTTATAAATCCAAATGGTGCCATATCTTGTTCAATCTGATTCTTTTGTTCTTCATATAATCTTTTCCTGACATCTTGATCAGTCAGTTCTTTAAAATAATCTTGAGCA